TCGCGAGCGCTGGCGCGACACGCTGATCGCGCTACGCGCGGCCAAGCGGCTGTCCGACAAGCTGCAGCTGAACTCTGTCACCTACCGGCCTTACCGGGTCGGTTCGACCATTCTCATGGGCCGATGAACGTAAAGGTAATCACGCGATCGGCCGCCGTGCTCGGCACAAGGTAGCAATGCCGGCTCGCGCCCAGGAGCATGCCGCGGATGTTTGAGCCGCGAATGCGGACGCGGTCGGCCTGATTGCCGAGCCCGTCCACGTCGACCGCGATCGTGGTTCCGTCAATGGTCATGCTGGCGCGCCGCTCGAGCCGGAAGCGAGCGTCCGACTGCATCGGCCAGTGCCGATCAAGGAATGAGTTGAAGATGGCTGAGCCGGCGAACAGGAGACGGCTGCGCTTGCCGCGCTGCTTGAGGTCCCAGACCTGGAGTTGCGGCAGCGAGTGCAGCCACGCTTCACGCTGTTCCGCCGACCATGACGGCGACAGATGGAACTTGCCCGGCGGGGTGAGCGCCGCCAGCAGCGTACTCCCGACATAGGAGCAATACCGCGCGAGCGCTCGCTTGGTGCCCTTGACCGCATGATCGCAATACCAGGAGCCCGCGACCACACGTCTCGTTGTATCCGGCCAATCTGCCTTCCAGAGGTCGACGCTGTACTCCCAGGCGTTAAACGGAAGGAACGGCTGCGGGGCAATGTCCGGCCGCTTCACCGTCCCGATTGGCGTGGGGATCACCTGCACTCGGCGAGCCGAGGACGCGAAGACCTGTTCGAGCTTGGACGCATTTGGCGGAAGCAAATGTTCCTGGAACGGAATCATGTCCGCAATCCGTTCGCTGCTGAAGAGTGGATCAACCGATGACGGTCACGCTGACCGTAAGAGTCCCCAGCTTCGCGATTTGGTCGGGCTCACAGAGCACGTTGCCGGCCGGCTGCGTGATGACGATGTTCTCGATGTCCGCTGTCTTCGCCGAAGCGATGACGCCGGCCATGTAGACCGGAGCGCCGATCCGCGCGCGGGTCGCGAGATAAGCGCGGATTGCGTTCTCCATCGACGAGCGAACCGCGACGGTGTCGGCGCCGCTGGTTACGCTCGCCTCGACCGCGAGGTCAAACAGAACAACCCGCGCGCGCCGCACGGTGACGCTGTCCGTCAGCGGCGCCACGTCCACGAGCTTGAACGTGCGGATGAGCCTGGTCATCACATCGTGGGATACAGGCTCGACGTCCTCCGCAACCACGATGACGTGCACCTCGCCCTCCCGCGGGGAGTAGGCGTAGGCGTCGAGGATCGACGGATCGATCGAGAGCGCATGGAACTCGTAGGCGCCGGCTGGGCCCGCCGCGGAAAAAGCCTCCGGCGCGAGCTGGATGCGCCGGCGCAGCCGGTTATCCGTCTCCATGACGGGCGTATCGTTGGTCGCCGGTGCAACAACGGCGCGCTCAACGCCGACGAGCGCCGCGATATGGTCGAGGTCAGACCCCACCGCAAATGCCAGCAGGACCGCGCGCGCCTTGTCGTTGACCAGCGCCCGCAGCAGCGTTTCCCGATAGGCAAATACCTCGATCAGCACCGTCAGCGGCTCGGTTTCGAGGCCGAGGGTGTCGAGCGCGGGCAGATCAGGGCGCTCCGCCCTGACCTCGTCCCAGCGCGCCTGCACATAGGCCTTGATCTCCTGGATCAGGCGATCGGCGCTGATCTCCTCGATCAGCTGCGGCTTGGGCAGTCGCGCGAGCTCGGGCTGAAGGAATCGTCGGGCCATCATCAAACCGCCTGAAGGGAGCCGGCCGCACTCGGCGCCAGCACTATCGTGCGCATGTCCTCCGGTGTGAAATCTCCAAGGTGTCCGCGCGGCAGGTAAACTCCGAGAACCTCCAGTCGCAGCTCTCCCGAGCGATCGACACGCTTCGGCGTGATCTTGATGATCTTGAACCGCGGCTCCCGCGGCAGCCCGGTATCAACCTCACGCACCTCGAGCGCGGCGATCAGAGCCGCGAAGAACCGCACCACGGTCGGCGTCGTCAGGTTCTCGCCAGGCAGCTGCGGGACGGCGGAGCCGAACCAGCGGCGCAGCATGCGCTCGCCGCAGCCGGTCGTGATAATGACCAGAATCGACTGGACGACATGCGGCCAGCCCTCGAGCAGCCGCCCGGTGTTACGATCGATACCTGCCATGCGCTCCCCCGATATCAGGCATAGACGCGCGGGGCGCCTTCAGCTGCAACGTCGCCGCGGCTGTCATGATCCTGGACGCGATGCACCTGCTTGCTTCCCTTGTCGAGGCGTGTCTCACCGTCGGTCTCGATGATGTCTTCCTTCAGCGTCAGCTTGCCGTCGACCATCGAAATGCCGCCGCCGTCGCGTCCCTTAAGATTAAATCTCTCGCATTCGATGGTGAGCACGCCGTTCTCGATCTCCAGCCGGAATCGTGGATGCGTCACGACAAGTGCATCCGCCTGCTCCGACGGCGCCGGATGATCGTCAGACCAGAACAGGGGCACGGCGACCGCCTGACGGAAATCCCCGGCCGGCGACAACATGGTGAGTTGCTCGCCCTGTGACGGAACGCGGTGCAGGTTGAGACCCTGCGGCCCGCCATTCGGCGATGAATAGGGAATCCACGGCGACAGGAAGGGCTCGTCGTCGGTCCCGCCGATCTTCAACCTGACGAACCAGCGCCCCTCGATCTTCTTGCGCTCGTGCACCGCGCCGTGCCGAAACATCGAGTCGAGCTTGCGCTCGACCTCGGCAATGTGCGTGAGCAGTTCGAGAATTTCGGCCGACACAGAGTACTGCTCCACGGCTCATCGACGGAGATGTATCAAAACTCGGGGCTCGCGGAAGCATGCGCGGATTGGGAAGATTTGCCCATCAGCTGATCAGCAAAGCTCACTTGCTCGGTCCGTTTTGCCACGTAGTGGGTATCGCTGATTGCTACTTGTGCGAATCATGTTTCCATGATCGCGTGGAGATCTTCCCAATGGGGCGTCCCGTGCAGGGATAAGGGTGTGGAGGAAATCGTCCATGCTCAGCGATAGCGAGATGAGCTTCACCGCGACAGCCTTTGTCGAGGACGATACCGTTGAGGGTTTTGCTGTAGTCTCCGCGGGTCATGAGATCAGATTGTTCGGGGACCGCTCACCTTGTGAAGGCGACAGTTTTTTCTACATCGCGATGCGCCCCTCTGGGCCCAAAGCTCGCACTCGGCGCGGCAGACCCTATCGGTAGCAAGCAGCGATTTTTCTCTCCCGATCCGGTTTATCTAGAGTGCAGTGTGGCGCGACGCGACTTTGTGCGACGCGAAGGCCTTTGGCCGCGAAATCACCACGGCGGCTTCACACTGCATTCATGGACGCCGATTATCTAAAGCCATCTCCATAAATTCTGCGATGCAGGTGGCGGTGGGTGAATTGATGATCCGCTGCCCGAAAACGGGGAAGCCCGTTACGACGGGTATCCACATGGACCGTGCGAGATTCGCTTCCATGCTGGTCTTCTTCGGTAGCTCGTTTTGTCCGTCGTGCGGTACTTCACACGAATGGTTTGCCCGGAACGCATGGGTCTGCGAGTCGCACTCTGAAACTTGTGATTGCCGGAGGCGGGTCGCTTAGCGTCGGTACGAACAGCTGACGGGCAGACAAGGTCTCAGTCCAGCAGCAAAGGCAGCTCTTTATGACTCCGGTGCGATGACCAGCGTTTTGCTGGCGTCTTCAACGAACACATCAATTTCAGCGGCTACGGCTGCTTCCGCGGTTTCGATGTCATCTTCAGACGCAACGCCGATGCCCCGAACCCCAGCTCGCGTCAGGCCCAGCGCCGCTTGTGCCTGACGCCAGTCCGGCACGATTGTGCCGGCGATCAGTTGCCGCCAGTACCGGGCAAGATCGGAGAGCTCTTCTTCCGCTTCCATGGTGACGAGAAGATCGGCCCATACGCCTTCGGGCTCGGCGCCCGGGGTTGGGTCGGCGATCGTCTCGACTTTATAGATCGCGCGTAACAGCGCCTGGCGGCGTCCTTTGTCGGCAATCGCACCGCGATCCCACTCGCATAAATCGCGATCGGAGGCGCAAAACCACAGCCGGCGGAACAGCTCCGGCCAGATCGATTGCTCGGAGAGCAAGACCTTTTCCACCTCATAAGCAAGGCTGCGCAGATAAATTTCGTTGCCCTCGTCGGAGGCCGGAATCTGGATCGCCATTTCGCCGGCATCCACCGTCACCGCCTGGGCAACGAACAGGTCAAAGGCGAGATCGATGACTTGTCTTGCGCCAAACAGATCACGACCCTGCACATCGCGCTTGCCCGAGTCGCAATAGATCACCACGACCGGCGCTCCTTGCTCACGCAGCGCATCGAACGGCTCGACCGCGCTGTCGAAGACCGCCTGACCGGCTGATGTGCGCCCCTTGAGCGATCGCAGCGCCGCAATCTTGATGGCAGCGACGGCTAGCCTCATGGCAACCTCACCAACGACAGCAGGATGCGAGAAAGCCCGTCACTCTCCACCGTCGTGATCTCGAAGCTCGGAGTACCGGGCCGATCGATCGCAATGACGAGATCGCCCGCCTTCGGCAAATTGGCGGCGAGCGTGGCCTGGTCGATGCTGGCGACTGTGTCGGCCATAACCACCATACGGTCGAAATCGCGACCAACGGAATTCTCGACAGCACGCATGCGCTGGGGCGTTTCCGTGATGATCGCCGGGACCTGTCGTTCGATGCGGTCTGGATCAGGAGCGCCGGCTGCATAGCCGCCGGCTCGCATCGGAACGAGGCGGATTGTTTCGGCGAAGATACGATCAAGTTGGGGTTGCCGCGCGGCCCAGGCCTGCGAGAAGTGCGTCATGATACATGATCGATGAGTTGAGACGGAAGAGAAGCGGTTTATGACAGTCGTCATACGCTCGACAGGTGCGGCCGGCATAACGCCCACAGTATGCCGATCAGCAGCACATTGATCAACGCCAGCAGTGTCAGAACACCGATGGTCGCGTCGATTCCAGTTGCTTTCATCAAAAGTGCGCCGGCTAATGGCGCCAGTGCCTGTACGATCAGGCTCGGAAAGGCGAGCTTGCCCATTAACTGCGGAAAGCGCACCGGTCCGAAAAGCGCCAGCGGCAGCGTGCCACGCCCGATCCAGGAAATGCCGTAGCCTGCCCCGTAAAGCAGGATCACCAGCGCCAGGATCGGAAAGTGAGCGAGGAGCATCAACAGCCCAATCGCCATGAGTGCGCAGGAGCCGACGACAGTCCAGATTGGATGGTAGCGATTGCCGAACAGCCTCTCCACGACGCGTGCGCTCACCTGCGCCGGACCGAATAACGCGCCGAGGCCGACTGCCACGGCGAAGTCCGCACCTCTCGATTGCAGGAAGATCAACAGATACACTACGACAATTGAGCCGATGCCGGCGGCAAGTGAGAGTATGACCGCCAATAGTGCAAAGATCGCGTTTTCATGCGCCGCACGCCTCGGTTCCGGGTTTGACGTTTCAGGTCCTGTGACCTTCGTTGCAACATTCGGTACCCGACCGATCACCGTTATCTGTAGCGGCAGCGCGACGAGAAGATGCAGTCCAGCATAGATCAAACAGGCCGAGCGCCAGCCGACTTGGTCGATTAAGAAGGCGCTCAAAGGCCAACAGACGGTGCTGGAGAAGCCGCCGAATAGCGTGAGATTAGTAATCTGAGCGCGTGCTTCGCGGCCATAGAGCCGGCCAAGTGCGGCAAACACTGCATCGTAAAGCCCGGTGCCCATGCCAATGCCGACCAGCACCCAGGCGGCAAAATAAACTGGCAACGCTGGCGCCATTGCGATTGCTGCGAGTCCGGCGGCATAGAACAATGAGCTTGCCATCAGTATCGGCCGCCCGCCATGCAGGTCAATGAGGCGCCCGACCTGCGGGGAGATCAACCCGGCGACGAGCAGTCCGACCGAAGTGCCGCCGACGACCGCACTGAGTGGCCAGTCCGTCTCCGCCACGATTGGGCTGGCGAATACGGCGGGAAAATAGAACGACGTGCCCCAGGCGAGAATCTGCGCGAGGCCCAGCGCCGTGATAACAACACGTTGGTCAAACGAACGCGCCTCTGCTCGCAGGAACAAACCAACATTTCCCCTATAAACCCGGAACGCCGGGCAAAAGGTAGCGGTAACCTGAGCGGCACGATAGGCCTAGTCATTCGTGTCGTCAGCTCCGGCACGGAGCTCCGCTCCCGTCCTAACACAGACCTTGCGACGGTCTACGAACGGTTGGTCTGATAACACTTAGTGTGATAACGCTTAGACGAACCCATCAGTGATGCAGGCCCTTGATCAGGGCGCGCGGCCGCAGGCAGAGTGAGAGCGGATTAGTCTGCATTTCCAGCCGGACGGACTTGTTGTTGTCCGAGGGGATTGCCTTGGCATAGCGCGGCAGACCCAGCGTATTGACCGTCTCGATGTAGTCGGCCGGCGCAAAGAACGTCTTGAATAGATTGGGCGTTCCCAGCGGAAAGAAATGCGCCTCGTTCGGATCGATGAACGGCGTCACGGTGTCGCCCGTATCTGCGCCGCCGCCGATCCAGCCGCTATAGTTCTCGAAGGTGATCCCGCCATATTTGAGGGTCGAGAACACCACCCCCTCGCGGAGACGAACGCCCTCCTGGTAGCGATAGGTGTCACGAACCTCCGCGTGGTCGATCAGGTCGTCCCAGAAGGTGTCGCCGCAGAGCCCATAGACGCTTGTGAAGGCGACGCCACCCAAAGTCTGCGACATCGTCCGCACCAGCTGGCTGCATTTCTTGCGAACGGCAGTGCTGGCATTGCTCAGAGCGAAGTT